ACCACTGGTAACACTATACTGGGTGATGCAACTACAGACACACTGAATGTTGGCGCTGGTGGATTGGTAAAAGATGCAAGTGGTAATGTGGGGATTGGGACTGCTTCGCCTGCGTTCTCTTTAGATGTTCGTGGCGATGGTCAAAAAGCAAGATTTGGCAACACTACTATTGGATGCACGGTTGGCAATTATGTTGGAGGAACTATTTGGGGATTTTCCAACAATGCTGGTAGTGGCGGTATGTTTGGAGATGCCTCAAACTATATATATTTTGCTTCTGCTGGCGCAGAACGTATGCGTATCGACTCCAGCGGTAATGTGGGGATTGGGACTGCTAGTCCTATTACAAAGTTAGATGTGTCGCAAGCAAATGTAAAATCTGCCACGGCAGCATGGCAATTATCAGTAACTGATTTAACCTCACAAACTACGGGTGTAGGTGGGGGTATATCATTTACAGGGTACAAAACTGGAACAACCGCTCTAGAATTTTTTGCTGGAATTGACGGATATAAAGAAAACGCAACTGCTGGCAATGCCGCTGGTGCTTTGCGTTTCCACACACAGGTAAGCCTCGGCACTGGTCTTGTAGAACGCGCCCGCATCGACTCCAGCGGTAACTTGTTGGTGGGGCAGACATCCGCAAGCCAAACAACTGTTGGTTTTTTTGCAAAACCAAACGGTGAGGTTTCTGGTTGTCAAGCGGCAAGCACCAACGCTGGTGGTACGCAATGGAACACTTATTCAACTGGCGCTGGAGCTTATAGGTTTTACGTTGGAATGGGGGGAACTATTTTTGCCACTTCAATCGTCATTTCAGCTATTTCTGACCAGCGCCTTAAAGAAAATGTGCGCGACCTTGATACTGGTCTTGATGCAATCATGGCTTTGCAGCCACGCCGTTTTGATTGGAAAGAAGGCAAAGGCCAAGACAAAAAGAACGCTGCTGGCTTTATTGCTCAAGAGTTTGAAACAGTATTTCCTGAATGTGTTAGCACATCAATGGCCGGTGCAGATGGTATTGAATACAAAAATATTAACCATGAAACATTGATTCCAACATTTGTTAAAGCCATTCAAGAACTTAAAGCAATTGTAGATGCACAAGCAGTACGCATTGCAGCACTTGAGGCATGACCATCAACAAAGAGTTCATAGACCAACCGGCACATTTCATTGTTGCTCTAGTTCTAGTCATACTATTCTCATTCATCACATCACTCTGGATGGCATCTATCATTAGTGCCATGACAGGTTTGGTCAGAGAAATCTACCAGAGATACGATCAGGATAGGGCATGGTATGACTTTGGGCAGGGTAGCCGTTTAGACTTGATCTTCTGGGGGCTAGGTACTGCCGCAGGCGTTGCAATAATGTTTTTCTGGTAATTTGGGTGACATATGAATATTGAAGACAAAGCTAAGAAGGTAGTGGTTGATGAGGTTATTGCTATACCAGTATCAGACAGATTCCTTGATCTGATTAAGAACTCTAAGCGCACTACGTTAGTAGTAGTTATAATTGCGTTTATTATCTGGTTAATATAAAGAGGCACATCATGGGTGGGACAGTACAACACAGCACTATCATCTACACCGTATAACCGCAGATGTTAGGCTTTACACCATTAGCCGCAGCACCCTTTGCGGACATATTAAACCCCGGGGCCATAGCTGTATCGGTAACAGGTGTACAAGCTACAGGTTCTATCGGCAGTGTCACGGTATCAACTCAACAAAACATATCAGTAACAGGTGTACAAGCTACAGGTGCTATCGGTAATGTCACATTCATTACCAACCAAAACGTATCAGTAACAGGTGTTGAAGCTACAGGTCAGATTGGTGGTGTAGCAATAGATGGTGTGGCTAATGTCTACCCTACTGGTGTTGAAGCTACAGGTGCTATCGGTAATGTCACATTCATTACCAACCAAAACGTATCAGTAACAGGTGTTGAAGCTGCTGGTCAGGTAGGTAATGTATTAGTAGATGCTGCGGCTAATGTCTACCCCATTGGTGTTGAAGCTACAGGCTCTGTCGGCAGTGTTACAGTATCAACTCAACAAAACATCTTTGTAACAGGTGTTGCAGCTACAGGTCAGATAGGTAATGTATTAGTAGATGCTGCGGCTAATGTCTACCCTACTGGTGTTGAAGCTACAGGTTCTATCGGCAGTGTTACGGTATCAACCCAACAAAACATAGCAGTAACTGGTGTGCAGGCTACAGGGTACATAGGCTACCCTACCGTATGGGGGTTAGTAATTGATGCACAAACAGCAACATGGACTCCTGTAAACGACACACAATCTACTGTCTGGACTAAGATAGCGGCCTAATATGATATACCGCAACCGGGTTAATGCGTCTACTTCTGTAAACACACTGCCTTATATCTGGCCCACTGATGTGCCTATTAACTCCGGGGATATAACTGTATTTGCGCAGACTAATGCTCCTACTGGATATACCAAACTAACAACCCATAATGATAAAGCACTTAGGGTAGTCTCTGGGGCAGTAGGTTCTGGTGGTACGTCGCCTTTTAGTACCGTATTTACTAACCAGAATGTAGTACTAGGGTTAACAACAGATTCAGTTACATTAAATACTACACAGATAGCCTCACATACGCACTTTGTAGGCGCAGGAGTTGACTCTAATTGGAGCTATCTAGCGCCTAACAGGGTGCATACTTATCCGTCTAATAGCACTGCACAAGGTGGTTCGGCTGGAGGAGGGGGATCTCATTTACATCCTATTACTACAACACCGCCAGTAATTACATTAAACGTGCAATACAGAGATATAATTTTGGCTACAAAGAACTAACTAAAGCATGATAAATAGAAATATAGTAAATACTACTTTAGCTATTAATAAATTACCTTATGTGTATAGTTTTCAGTCTGCAATACCTGCGGGTACAGTAACATTATTTCAACAGACAACTGCCCCAGTAGGTTGGACTAAACTTACAGTACATGATAATAAGGCTTTGCGATTAATTACAGGAACGGCAGGATCAGGCGGATCAGTTGCATTTACTACTGTATTTACTAATCAGGCCCCTACTATTACAACAAATACATTAGTGGGAGCAGCAACTACACTAACTGGGGCGCAACTACCAGTACATACTCACCTTGTGCAAACAGCTGCGGGACAAACATGGGCAAATCTAAGTAGTGGTGTACCGGTATTGCCTAGTACATATGGTGCTCCAGTTCCCGGGGCTACTACTACTACTTCTGCAGCAACGGGCGGTGGTACAGCGCATACACACACTATAACTGCCCCGACATCACCAACAGTTGTATTGGCTGTACAGTATGTAGACTTAATTTTAGCCCAAAAGAACTAAATCATGCTTATTAGAAACCAAATAAATACTGGGTTAACTATAAATAAGCTACCCTGTACTATACCGGTCCAAACCCCTATTGAGGCTGGTACAATTATGGTATTTCAACAGACTGCAGCCCCTGTAGGATGGACAAAACTGACAACAAATAATGACAATATGCTGCGGGTAGTATCAGGGGCGGTAACAACTGCGGGTACAACTGTTTTTACTACTGTGTTTACTAACCAAACACCGGCAGTATCAATACCAGCATCGGCGGATGCTGTAACATTAACAACAGCACAAATACCAGCGCATACACACGGAAGTGGGACATCAGTAACTATAGCTTTGTATTCAGGGTATCCTCAAATACCTGAGATTCAAGCTGGAACAGCTCGTACATCTAGTGGGCCAAATATTCCTGCGGGAGGTGGGTCACACACACATGCACTTACGGGGGCTATTGCTATAGCGCTTAATTTAGCTGTAGCTTATGTTGATGTTATTATGGCTTCAAAAAACACATAAGGATAAATATATGAGACTAACAATCGTTACTGATGATATGGCTGTCTATACTGACATTGGAGTATTTATAATACCTGACATAAGTGGTCTTATACCAGAGGGGGTATCTGCACTGCAATGGTATAACGGTAAAGGCTGGATAGAGTTTAAGGAAGATATAGACTGGAATAAACCTAATAATCAACATATTACTGAACTACCTACTTGGGCTATAATGTGCCAAAATAAATGGGAAGAGTGTAATATACAAGAATTGGAAGAAAAAGCACGGAAGCCAGCAATGGAAGAGAATCTTATACCTGTAGCATTTCTATAAGGTAGTTATATGGTACTTGATACATTAGCATGTGTTTCTAATTTATGGGTGCGGCAGATGCATTTCCAGTATAAAGGAGATAAAAATAGCCCTCATGAGCATACATATGACCATATTACACTAATAGCAAAGGGGTCATTTAGAATATCTGTAAATGATGTAGCAAAGATATTTACTGCCCCTCATATAGTCTACATAGAAAAAGATAAGTTACATTTTATAGAGGCTTTAGAAGACAATAGTTTAGCTTGCTGCCTACATGCGCTAAGAACTGGAGTAAGAGAAGTAGATATACTAGAACCATCAATGACTTTTTCAGGCCCAGTACTTATAGACCCAACAGTCACACCAATGATAATACCGGGGGTAAGAGAAGAAGATATACTAGCGCCATCAAGGACTATTAAAAATCCCTCATCTGTCTCACTTATATCAAATGTACCAAAAGAATAAAATTCATATATAATACACAGAACTATAGGGGGCTATCATGCCATCAACTTACGCAAATAACCTACGACTTGAGAACATAGCCAACGGTGAGCAGTCAGGGTCTTGGGGTGATACAACTAACAAGAACATATGCTCATTGTTGGTTGACTCTATAACTGCAGTAACTAGTGTGTCTATTACGGGCCTAGCTAGCTACACTTTATCTGCTAATGCGGGTACTACTGATGAGTCTAGGGCAGCAGTATTAAAGTTTACAGGATCTCTTACCGTTGACTGCACCATTATAGCCCCCCCTGTATCAAAGACCTACCTCATAGATAACTACACTAATTTTGCTACTAGCGGCAGTAAGAACGTCATCATAAAGACCCTTGCTGGAGCTGGAGCTACGGTTCCTTTTGGTAAATACACAGTGTATTGTGATGGGTTAGATTTCTTTGTGCAGACAGGGTTTGCAGCTGGTGGGGTAATAAACGGTAACGCTGCTACGACAGGCAACTTTATCGCAGGTAACGACTTAACAGCATTAGGAAATACAACACTAAAATCTACCCTTACAGGAGTATTATCAGCAGCGTCAGGGGTTGTAAGTGCTGTAGCACCGGGCACTTCTGGTAACGTACTAACCTCTAATGGTACGGCTTGGGCTTCAGCATCAAATACTCCTATATTTACAGCAGGTACTAAGCTTATATTCCCCCAAGCAGCAGCTCCTACGGGCTGGACTAAAGACACGACCGCTGCCATTAATGATTCTATTCTTAGGTTTGTTACTGGGACTGGTGGGGGTTCTGGCGGATCTGTGGGGGTTAGTACATGGGCTGCACAGACTGATACGGGAAGCACTGCTTTATCTATAGCCCAAATGCCAGCACACACCCATACACAAGGAGCAGTTACCTGGGTAGCGGGACTGCAAGGCGGTAATCAGGGAATGGTTGGGCCCAACGACACAGGATCAACGGGGGGAGGATTGGGGCACACGCATACACTCTCTCAGGCTATTAAGTACTATGATTCAATCATAGCGTCAAAAGATGCATGATTCTTGAGTTTCCAAGATATGCTGCTGAAGTAGACGTTGCATTTATAAGAGAGGCGGTTGCTCAGTACGGTACTAACTCTGATGCTGATACTTACAGCGGAAATAGGGAAGGCACCTCGCTAATGATAACCGGCACACCGGGGTTAGAAGAAGTAGATGCTAAGATAAACAGTATTATGTTAGGTATTCAGGAAGAGATTAGCGGTATATATGAAACCTCGTTTGGGTCTGGTGATAATGGATATGAGTATCACAAGTATGGTGTAGGGCAAGTATGTAAGACGCATACTGATGGTGTAGTAGATAAGAACACACTACTTAGTACTGGTAGCTCTACCATACGATATGCGTCAGTAGTACTGCATTTAACTACTAATACTGGGGGGGAGTTAGTTTTTCCTAACCAGAATAAAAGTATAAAGACTGAAACAGGTAAAGTTGTTGTGTTTCCTCCTTATGGTACGCACAGGCACTACACAACACCTGCGGTAGAAGACAGAGAAGTTATTGTTACATGGTTTACCTTAGAGAATCTATATGCCCAAAGACGCTAAAATATTATGCCCGTTGATGGGTTCTGAGTGCATCGAGGATGGTGCAGTACGTGACGGTGAGCTGGTCAAGTGCCGGTTCTGGGTGCATGTACAAGGTATGAATCCTCAGACTGGCGAGACAATCTCTAATGGAGATTGTGCAATAGCTTGGACCCCCATGCTGCTAATCGAGAACTCCCAGCAACAAAGGCAGACGGGTGCAGCAGTAGAATCATTTAGAAATGAGATGGTAAAAGCTAATGAGTCAAGTCAGCAACTTCTACAAGCTACAACTAGAGCAGTCGGTATAGACGTAAACAGAATAGAAAAATTAATCTAGCAGCTAAGGGGTTCCATGACATGAACGAACAGGAAGTAGATGCTGTAGCCCAACGACTCTGTGTACTACTAAGAGAGAACCGCAAGGACTTTTTTGTAGAGCCAGAGCAACATTATAATGACCATAGGGATATAGCTAGTCTGATTGCAGATTATAAAGCAGCTAAGAATATATTCTGGAAGGCATTCATAGGTCTTGCAGTTTTAGGTGGTCTAGTACTAGCCTTAATTGGTGTGAGCGCCCATAGATGAAGTTAAAGAAACACTCTAGGACTCTGTGGTTTAATGGTGTTATGGGGTTTATATCTGCAGCTTTACTAGGAGCAGAATTCTTTGCTGGTGTTGTTAAAGAACTAGCCCCCGCTTGGCTATACATATCCTTATTAAGTCTCTGCGCTGCTAACAACGCTGCTAATTGGTGGCTACGTATGCATACAGATAGTCCTGTAAAGTGATTAAGCCTAGTACAAGGCAGTCAGTAGGTGGGTTAGGAATTGGTGCAGCACTTCTAGTTTCAGTGATGATGTATGAAGGCTACACAGATACAGCAGTAATACCCGTGCCGGGAGATGTACCCACAATAGGAGTTGGTAGGACTGAAGGGGTACATATGGGGGATAAGACTGAACCTGTGCGGGAAATGATGCTGCTGTTAAAGAACCTAGATAAGTACGGTAATGGCATTAAAGCCTGTATTAATGTGCCTCTATACCAATATGAGCTAGATGCTTTTGTAAGTCTTGCGTATAATATAGGCATAAATGCTTTCTGTAACAGTACTTTAGTGAAGAAGCTAAACGCTGGAGACTACTCAGGGGCCTGTGAGCAGATAATGATCTGGGATAAGTTTAAAGGTAAGCCATTGAAAGGTCTAACTAATAGGCGTAATGAGGAGTACAGAACATGCCGGGGTTCAGCTTAATCGGGAAGATACGTCTAGGGCTTGAGCTGGCTGCTGTATTATTAGTTATTGGTTGGGTTTGGAATTGGTATAACAAAGCCCCTGTGGTGGTTGGGGAGTCAGTGCTAGGAGTTACAGCATCTGAGGTAGCTAGTGCAGGGACTGAAGGTGTTGTAGTGACGATGCCAGTTATGGCGGTGCGCGGGGGTAGGGTAATAAAAGAGAAGTTAAACCTGCCTAAAGAAGTACAGAATAATGATAGTAAGAAAGTACTAGATTCGGTTGTAGTCCCAGAAGATGGGCATAGGCACAAAGTAACTCCAGTACTAAACACAGTAACAGGTAAGACAGAAACATTTGTAGAGACACTACCACTTCCGTGGTTTCAGTTTAAGACTGATGGTGCTGTAGGTGTATACACAGGTATATCGGATGTAGGTGAAGCAGCTAGGGTACAAGCACGGCAGACGTTCTTTAGCGTAAAAGCCGTAGACTTTGGTGGCATAGCTTCAGTAGATCAACCTTATGGTGCTGCTAGTAACAATAGCAATGGGTCGGTTCCTACAAGATTCTTTATTGGTGTTGGCGCAGAATATAGGTGGTAAGTAAATGCCTTTACAGAAAATAGAGCTGCGCCCGGGAATTAACCGTGAATCTACTACCTACTCTAATGAAGGTGGGTACTATTCTGGCGACAAAATTCGTTTTCGTTCTGGATTCCCAGAAAAAATAGGTGGTTGGACACGCTTATCAAACAACAGCTTCCTAGGTACATGCCGTGCATTAGTTAACTGGGCCTCGCTGACAGGTAATAACTACTTAGGGGTAGGCACCAATCTTAAATACTACATTGAACTTGGTGGAGTCTATAACGATGTAACCCCCATCATAGCTACTAGCGTATACAACAGTAAGATGTCAGTGCCCTACACAACGCTAGGTGGCACTATAGATGCAAGTGTTACATCACTAACACTAACTAGCGCAACGACATTTGCACCGTCTGGGGTCATTAAGATCGACTCAGAGCAGATATACTACGGTTCTATTTTAGGTAACGTACTGTCTCTATTGGTTCGTGGGTATAACAGTACAACTGCCGCATCTCATACAACAGGTGCTGGGGTAGGCACATCGACTATTACATTCAATGACACCGACAATGATGGGCAGAATAATGACTTTATTACATTTACGGGTGCTGCTGGGTTTGCAGGAATATCAGATTCATTACTTAATGCCGAGCACCAGATAGTAAAAGTTATTGACTCTTACTTTTATTTTACAGTATCTCAGACGGCATTGGGGACACTATCAACGGTAGCAATTACGGGCACTGCAGGTCAATTTTCTTGTGCCGCAAGTTCTGCAGCTGTAGGCAATACTGTAACTATCTCCGGTACTTATGGCGGTACAGGGTCTATCACAGGATACACTAACCCTACGACGTATTACATAATTGCTGCCAATGTTGGGGGCACAACCTTTACTTTATCTGCTACACAAAACGGCCTGCCTATTACTACAACTGCCGGTACACCTACAGGGCTTACCTATACAGTTGACGCACAAGCCTTTTCTACATCAGCGCAAGCTGGAACAGCATTATCCTCAGTAGTAATTACAGGTATCGCGGGCACATTCTCTTGCACTGCTGCGACGCTAGCGGTAGGTATGACGGTGGGGGTTACAGGAACCTATGCAGGTACAGGTTCTATAGTTGGTTATACCAGCCCTAAGACATACTACATAATAGTCACCAATGGATCTACAACATTTACCTTGTCTGCTACTCCCGGTGGTGCTGCTATTACAACTACGGCGGGTACACCTACAGCATTTCCGTCAGGGCCATTGATTGCGGTAAATGGCGGTGGAACACCAACCCTAAACTACCAAGTACATGCAGGATTAGACATATATACAGTGGGTCTAGGTTGGGGGTCTAATGTATGGGGACGTAGTACTTGGGGCAGTGCTGGTACTACAGGACTAGGGCAGCAGCTTAGGCTTTGGACCAACGATAACTACGGTGAGGATTTAGTATTTGCCCCTAGGGGTGGGTCTATATACTACTGGACTGCTGCCGGGGGGACATCAGCTAGAGGGGTAGCATTAAGTACGTTATCTACTGCTAATGGGTTTGGTGGTACATTTGTACCCCATACTACCAATCAAGTTATTATGTCAGGTGATTCTCGGTTTGTAGTATGCCTTGGAGCTAACTCATACGACCCTACAGACTCAAATACAGCATTTGATCCAATGATGGTTCGGTGGTCAGATCAAGAAAGCCCATACCAGTGGGTGCCAGCAGTTACTAATCAGTGCGGTGAGTATCGACTATCTAGTGGTTCTTATATAGTTTGCGGTCAGACAACTAGGCAGGAGACACTTATATGGACCAGTAATGCCTTGTACTCCATGCAGTATCTAGGGCCACCCTACGTATTTGGTATTAATCTGATGTCTGGAGAGAGCTCTATTATGTCTCCTAGGGCTGCATTTACTGTCAATAATGTTACTTACTGGATGGGTACTGATAAGTTTTACTCCTATTCAGGACGGGTAGAGACGCTACCGTGTACTCTAAAGCAGTACATATTTAATGATATAAATAGGGATCAGTCATACCAAGTATTCTCCGGGGGTAACGAAGGCTACAATGAGATCTGGTGGTATTACTGTTCGGCAAACTCTACTACGATTGATCGGTATGTAATATACACCCACCTAGAACGTATTTGGTATTATGGAATGTTGGATAGAACTGCATGGTTAGATAGTTCGCTACGGCCTTACCCTATGGGTGCTGACTATAATAACCGAATCCTATACCATGAATCTTCTGCTGATGATGAGTCAGGTACTACCCCAGTAGCTATTAGCGCATTTATAGAGTCATCTGATTTTGATATTAGTGACGGGCAGGCTATTGCTTTTGTATGGCGTATGCTACCGGATGTAACTTTTATAGGATCTACACCACCAGAAGGTGTACCACCGCAGGTTATATTATCGCTAGAACAACGTCGTAGTTCAGGTGCAGGCTATGGCCCTGCAGGTGCTCCCTTGATTACATCGGATGTAACAATAACAGGGACTGGGGTTAGTCGGACAGCTACATCAGTTAGTACAATGTTCAATACTGTAGCAATTGATGCAACTGTTATTCAGCCTTTATTGTATGCTTTACAAACCCCGACTGGTACATGGAACATAACAGCTAAGACTTCTAGTTCTGTTGTAACAATCACTACTTCTAACGGTTATGTAAATGAAACTGCTGTACTAGGTAAGTTATGGGCTAAACCCACAGTCACTAGGACTGCCTCATATCCTATTGAAGAATTTACAGGGCAGATATACACAAGAATCCGTGGTAGACAGATGCTCATGCGTATAGAATCGGAGAGGCTAGGAACTAGATGGCAGTTGGGTTCTGTTAGGATTGATATTCGCACTGACGGCAGGAGGTAATATGGCATCGTCTATTCCACCAGTAGGACCAAACTTGCAGTTAGCTTCAGCAGAATACGATCCTAGACAAGCAGACCAACTAGCAAAACAACTGAGGTTGTATATGAATACTGTAGGTAATGCTAGTGGTAGTAGTAGTGGTAGCGGTAATGGTGCGTCTAGTACTCTATTGTGGATAACTTGGGGGTGTAACTAATGGCCTACCAAGACATCACAGGCATACAGATAGCACAAGCAGAAGTAACTACCGGGTACACAACTATATACACTGTAGCGGCATCTCAACGGCTGTATATAAAATGCGTAGATGTGTGCAATACAAGTGGGGCTGCTACTACATTTACTATGCACTTAGTGGCAAACGGCAGTTCAGCGCTCGTAGGAAATGCATTATTTTATGGTTCATCTATTGCTGCAAATGATAACTTACAGTGGACCGGTACTCAGCTGATAGACGTTGGTGCTACGATACAAGTTAAAGCCTCAGCTGCAAACCTAACTGTTACCATTAGTGGTGGAATAGCCGTATAATATACGGAATTAATAGGGAGTTTTTATGAGTTTACATCCAGACGTACAAAACCTAGCTGCCCAAGGGCGTAATGGTGACTCGATGCTTTTGCATGTCACCCCCGATGAGGTTCAAGGGCTTCATCAGTTAGCTCTGATGCATGGTACTAAGATGACTATAAACCCAGTAACGGGACTCCCTGAAGCTAACTTCATGAAAGACTGGCTGCCTATGATTGTTGGTGGTCTAGCTACTGTAGCTACTGGCGGATTAGCGGCTCCTTGGATGATGGCTGCGGGTGCGGCGGGCGCATTTGGTACCAGTATGGCTGTAGGTAATAGCTTCAAGAAATCACTGTTTACTGGTCTTATGGCAGGTGCTGGTGCTGGACTAGGAGCAGGATTAGGAGCGGCGGGTGGAGCGGCAACGGCAGCGGGGGCAGAGGCAGCAACATTAGGTGGTACTAATGCTTTAACAAAGACCTTACCAATGTTAGCAGCAGAAGCGGGAGAAGGAGTAGCGGCAGGGGGAGTCAGAGCAATAGCTCCGGGAGCATTTGAGGCAGCTGGTGTGGGTAGTGTCACTAGATCAGCTCCGGGGATGTTTGGTACTGACGCGTTAACAGCTCAAGCAGGGGCTAGGACTCAAGCAGCATTGGCGCAACAAGCTGCAAAACCAATACAGTATACTACAAGCGCCTTTAATCCATCATCTGCTGCTACTAGAACACCTGCATCTACGGAGGTAGCAAGATCATTCTTACCAGAAGCACCAAAGATGTTTAGCGCACAAACAATGCCCGGATTTACACCCTCTGCTGCTCCACAAAGTTATATGGGTGGTGTAAGCGATGCACTCTCTGCACAAGGGAGAGGGGTTGATAAGCTGTTTGAGCCCGGAGAATTTAGTAAGTTTGCAGGAAATAACAAATTAGCTTTAGCTGGGTTAGGCATAGGGGGTATGGGCATGATGTCATCTGACCAGCAAAAGATTAAACCTGCTACAGCGCATGGCGATTACTATAGCTATCCCGGATTTACACAAGGGTACGATCCTACAGGTGGTGCGTCAGGACAGCAATACTTTAACTATGGTTATGGAACTCCAACAGTAACCCATTATGCTGAAGGTGGTAGTATAGGTGATGAAGTAAATAATGTTATGTACCCGCAAAGTCAGCTACCCACAGGTGCCGTAGGTCAGTATGGTAATAGGTCAGCTGTTCCAGTCCCTCGTGAGGTTGTAGGAGCGCAGGATGCTGTTGTTGACCCATTCACAGGGGCAGAAGGTATGGCTGCTGGTGGTATTGCTACACTAGGTGGATACTCTGATGGTGGTAGATTAACCCAAGGTCCCGGGGACGGTGTATCTGATTCTATCCCTGCATCTATAGGCGGTAAGCAACCAGCTAGATTAGCAGATGGTGAATTTGTAATACCCGCTAGGATAGTGTCAGAGATAGGTAATGGATCGACTAAGGCAGGGGCTAAGAAGCTATATGCTATGATGGACCGTATACAGAAAGCCCGGAGAAAGACTAAGGATATTGCAGCTAATACTCGTGCTGATAGGTTTATGCCAGCCTAATGTCAATGCAGATTTCACTCGTTCCTGTAGAGCATATAGAGTCAGTATGGCATTCAGTAGAGCGGTATATAGCAGATGCATTGTCCTACTACCCCGGCAGATACACGGTGGAAGATATAAAGATAGGTTTACTAACAGAGCCACGACAGTTGTGGCTAGCCTTTGATGGCGCTGTTATATATGGTGTAGTTGGTACACATGTTGTGACATACCCTAGGATGCGTACGTTGTTTATGCATTTTATAGGTGGGGATGAAGGGTTGACATGGAAAGCCCCCATGCTAGTGGTACTGCAGAAGTTTGCTAGAGATAATGACTGCAAGCTATTAGAAGCACAAGGGCGTACTGGGTGGAAGAAGATATTTGAAAGCGATGGGTTAAAGACACGTTCCATCTGTTTTGATATTCCTGTGGAGTGATATATGAGTAATAACAACTTAGATTTTGATGGACTGCTACCCCTAGATGCTTTTAAGAAAGAGGGTGGCAAGATGCGACTTCATGGGGGTGGTGGTGAACAAACACCTCAACCTACTAGTACATCTACATCACAGACTACGATTCCTGAATACGCTAGACCGTACATGGAGCGACTGCTTGGCACGACTGAAGCACTGACTGACATAAGCAAAAACCCCTACAAGATGTACAAAGAAGGGGACCCTAATGCTAGAGTAGCTGGGTTTGATCCTATGCAGACACAAGCATTTAGTAATATTAGTGGTATGACACCTTCATCCCAGCTAGGCGCAGGGACTAACATGGCTACTGCTGGTGGTATGGGGTCATTATCTGCTGGGCAGAACTATCAAAACATGGCTACTGACCCTAATTCAATGGCTGCATACATGAACCCCTACATGCAGAATGTAGTTAAGTTTCAGCAAGATCAAAATGCTAGAAACTACGGTATTCAACTGCAAGCACAGCAAGCACAAGCTACAGGACAACGTGCATTTGGTGGAAACAGGCAGGCGCTAGCTCAATCAGAAGGCACTAGGAATCTTGGATTTACCCAAGCACAGACAGCCGCACAAGGTTCACAGGCTGCTTATGATGCTGCGCGTCAGGCACAACAGTTTGGTACTACTGCAAACCTACAAGGATACCAACAAGCCATTGGCGCAGCTAATACCTTAGGGCAGTTAGGGCAGACACAATACGGACAGCAGATGGGTATCAACCAAGCCATGCAAACTGCAGGTGCTACGAAAGCAGCTAGAGATCAAGAACTGAAGAACATTGGGTATGAGAACTTCCAGAATCAGCAAAACTACCCATATAAACAGATTGGGTTTATGTCTGACTTACTGCGTGGTGGTCCTCTATCCCAGACAGCAACTACTGAATATGGCGCAGCACCAAGCCTGACAAGTCAAGCAGCCGGTTTAGGGTTAGCAGGTTTGGGTGTAGCGCAGGCGCTTGGTAAATCCTCCTAGGAGCAATTATGCAATCATCAATGACACCTATTAGCACCCCTTCTCCTGAGGTAATGTACAAGAAGTACACTGACCTTAGTACGCTTCATGATCCACGTGTAGATGCAGTGCTGAAGAGGGCAGCGATGGGGGGTGATCCTAACTACCCGCAGGTATACGCTATCATGGCTATACAAGCTCGGACTGCTGCTAAAGGTCAGGCACAACAAGCGCAAGGTGCGCAAGGTCCACAGCCTACAGTAGCTGAGAATGTCATAGCCCAAGCAGCCCCACCAAATGAGCAAGGGATGGCTTCACTACCTATAAGCTCTGATACGTTCCATGCTGCTGGCGGTGGTATGGTGTCGTTTGCTCGCGGCGGAGATATGTCTAGTAGGGGTGATATGCATGACTCTGCTGAACACAAAAAGTTAGTAAAGAAAGCTGCCGAGGCAAAAGCAAGAGCATTAGCTGAGTTTGGTGCATTACAAACTGGGTATAGATTTCCTAGCGAATATGTTTCTCCAGCAGGGGATGGAATATCTTCACCAGAAATGAATGCTATGATTGACGATGCTAGTAGGAGGCAAAACCCCCAAGCACCTGCTGCGTTTTCTCCAGAGCAGATGCAAGCATTGGGTCAATCACAAGGGGTAGATCCTAATGCAGAGGCAGCTATGATGGATAGAGCCCCAACTTCACCAGACAACAGCGATGCAGCTGCAGCCTATGGAAACTTTGCACAGTCGATGTCTCGGTTTAATGGTGTCCCCCTTGCTCCCAAAGAAGTACGGGAACGAAATATGCAAAAGCTAAAGCATGGATTAGAGCATGGATTCTTTGGTGATAAACGTCCAAAACTTGCAATGGATGGTACAAAAGCTGCAAGTGTCGAGAGTGTTGCAGACCCTAGATGGAAGGGGATAGAACAGGCTAGAGCTGGACTAGATGCATTAAATGCTACTACACCAGCTGCCCCTACCCCTACCCCTACCCCCGGCGGTAAGAAACCAGCTATAACAATGGATGAGTACAACAGGTTAGCTGCTGAGGGATTAGAGAACCGAAAACCAGCTACACCAAAGAAAACTGCTACAGAACTAACTAAGAAAGACTTAGGGTTAGGAGGGCTACCAAAGGGTAATAAGCAAGAAGTTGTACCTACCTATGAGTCAATGTTATCTGACATACAAAAATCAAATCCTGATAAAGATATATTTAGTGAGTTTACTAATAAAATTAAACAGCGCATGGATGCGGACAAAGATAACGATAATAAGTTTAAGTATGGGCTGTTACCAATATTAGTTGGGGCAGAAATGATGGCTGGTACTTCTCAATATGCTATGGTTAATATAGGTAATGCTTTAAAAACTGGAGCAGCAGCGCAAATACAAGAGATTCAAAGAAAAGACAAACTAAGTCGTGAGGATAATAGAGACCTGACGGACCTTAGAAAATTCCAAGCAACTATGGATAAGGGTGATAGAGATAATGCCTATAAGATGTACGATAACTATTTAGGTAGACTGAGTGAAGAGAAGCGGGCTAAATTAGTAAGTGATACTAGTATATTAGTAGGTCAAGGTCACGATGCTACACAGAGAGAAATATTCTCAATACATAGACCTGAGAATGAAGCGCAGGAGGTGGCGGCGAAATATCTAACTTCTCCGCAGGGCATACGTGATGCTCAACTAGCTGCTATACCTCAGCGTCCGGGTGATGCACGCCACAATGCTCAAGTTACAGCTGCAATAGAAAGGCAGCGGGCAGCTAGAGAGCGTAGTAGAGCGCCTAGTACAGCGCCTAGTACAGCGCCTAGTGCGGGTTCTAAAGCTAAATTTCTTGGTTTTGAATAATGCCAATAGCTAGAATTCAACTTCCTGATGGTCGTATAGGAAGGTTTGAGGTTCCTGAAGGAACAACACCAGATCAAGCAGTTGAGCTGGCCCATAGTCAATTTAGTTCATTGCCTCTTTCTACAGAACAGCCTAAAGAAGCTCCCGGGTTTGGTAAGATGATGAGCAACGCGGTTATACGTGGGGCTAAACAAACTGGGTCACTACTAGGTGATGTGCTACCTGCTATGGCGGGTAATATTGTTGGGAATAATGACTATGCTAACCAACAGATGGGTGAAGCAGCAGCCACTCAGAAAGACATTCAAGAGAATTACGCAGCACGATACCCAACGCTAGGCGATGTTAAAGGCCCTAGTGATTACCTTCCATTTGCTGCTGAAACTATAGCTGAACAAATACCCAATATAGCAACGGCTTTAGTACCCGGGGTAGGTGGTGGGATGCTGGCTGCTAGAGGGTTGGCTGGTGCTGCTCGCACTGCTGCTGTAGGTAAGGGGCAACTTGGCGGTGCTTTCCTAGGTTCATACGCGCTGAACGCCCCTGAGATATTCCAGAACATACATGAAGAAACTGGGAAGATGGCCCCCGGGGCTTCGCTATTAGCTGGGTCTGTCTCGGCTGCACTTGATGCAATCCTTCCTGCATATATCCTAAAGCAATTTACTCCCGGTATGAAAACGGGTGTTATAGAAAAGCTCTTAGAGAAGTCAGGCATGCAACCGGGTATAGTTAGATCAGCTGTAGCTGGCGGGGCTACTGGTGCATTAACTGAAGGACCTACAGAAGCAACACAAGAAGCCATTAGCATTGCGGCTGAAAAATTTGTTGGGGAGAATAAAGACGTATGGGGAAGCAAAGAATTCAATCGTTTAATAGAGTCCGGTGTTCGCGGAGCTGTAGGCGGTGGTGGTATCTCAGGCATAACGGGCGCAGTCAGTGGGATTGGTGATAGAGAAGTAAAAGAAGAAACCCCCGAGGCAAAGAAAGCTGCGGAAGAAGAATCTAAGATATTCACAGGTCTAGGTAAAGAGGAACAAGTCCCACCTCCTCCTGATAAAGACTTTGATGCAAAGATGAAGTCAACTGTTGATGCC